GCCAGATGCCCAGTTGTGGAAATCCATGGTTGTGCCACTGAGGGCAATAGAGCAATGAACCACGGGCTCTACCGTGGCAGTCCGCATTGCTTCGAGCCAGTCTGCGTCGGGGCTACCTGCCATTATTCCCTCGACAAGAAAGGAGGCTGTTCAGCCATGCTAAATGTAAGTTGCCGCTCGTAAGGCCCGACCAACGGAAAATTCAACCCGGCATCGTCTAACAGCATCAACCGGGCTTCAGCCCCGCTGCTTGGTGTATCGATCCACACAAAAGGCCTGGTGCCTTCATTGGTGGCGTTGAACCAGTTATCGACCACTGTAATCTCAGCACTGTCACCCATGCCCATCGTTACGTTGCGAACCGCTTGACCACGATAAAAAACGTAGCGCTTAGTGAGTCCTGTTCGAGATTGGAAATCCGTGACGCCACTGACTTCGTTTTTGTTGTTCCAGGTCAGATCTGGGTTACGCTGAAGCTGGTATCGGTAACCCAAGAAAATCTCACCAACGTCCGCATATCGCCCCACAACACCTAAACGAGCGTACCTGACACTCGAATACCTCTGAGCAGTGCCCGACGAGCTGTAGGTGTTTCCAGAGCCCGCAGAGTTAAGATTAGTCACAAGCCAGCGTCCCGTGTCGCTAGCACCGGACGAGACGTGACGGGCAACCTCAATCTTGTTGCTGCTATACGAATCGTTATCAGCAATCTCCAAAACCGCGTTGTAAGTGCTCGACATATCGTGGTTGAGGATAAGCAGAGTGTCGAAGCTGATCTCTGTCGAAGACGTGAACTCAAAGTTGTAATACTTCACAACCTCCGCTCGACCACCGCTTGTCCAAGACCCATACCCGGTAGAGTTGACGCCAGAAAGCTCGAAGGTGTTGGTGGTTTTGTTCGCCACCGTATAGACGTTGTGATCAGCCGCTACGTAATTAAGCTGCGTCATCCCGCCAACGTCGTAGAAATAGATCTGATCGCCGTTGGTAAACGAATGCCCCGTCGCAGTAACCACAACAGGGCTAACACCGGGCGCCGTAATGCCCGAAACATTGGCCAAGGTGCCAGGTTGAGCGGGCTTAGTCACTAAGCTACCAATGTCATCATAAGCCCTGGATGCCGGGTAATCCGCATCGGTCCTGTCAGTATCGCCGCCGTCGCCCGTGTAGGTCCAATGAGCGTCGTTGGGGTTACCCGCTTGCTGAACCACCATCAGGGGCTTGTCGTTGTCAAAACCTGCTATCTCTGCGGCCGTTAGAGCCGCCGCTGAATATGCCATCAGAACATCCCCTGAGCACGAAGCTCTCTAAGAGCTGGGACAATGTTTTGACGAACATATTTTTTCATCTCAGCCCGAGACGGTGGGAGAGAAGATGAAAGCTCGATGTTGATTGTGGGAGATCCCCCCAAACCGCCACCACCGCCCTGGCGTAAGCTGTCCGTCTGCTCTTTCGTAAGAACAAATTCGCCAGGTTGTAGCAAAGTGGGAACACTATCCCGACCTTGAACTCCTCCGGTTACCAAACCACCTTCGGCCATCTTGGAGAAACCTAACCGAACAAAGCCTTTAACCAAGGCAAACATCGCAGCCGCTGCCGCCCCTGCGAGCGCGGGACCAATCACGGGTATCCCTGCTTGAGACGAGGCGGCTCCAGCAGCGGCTTCGGCAGCGTAGGCTGTGACTCTTTTTTCCATCCAATCGAGAGTCTGCATCGAAGCCTCTTCGCCCGCTGACTTAAACCCTTCTGCCCATTTGCTCTGCCCCTCTTCCGCGCTCGTAAAGCCGCTAGAGAAAGAATCACCAATCGAACTTCCGATCGAAACAGCCTCTTCAGCCATGCTCCTGTATTCTTCGCGCATAGCTTGCATGCGCTCTTTTTCTTGCTCCATAGCTTTTTCGCGATCTTCCGCGATCTTGTTAGTGATCATGATCTGATAATCGAGACGGGCTTGGGCAGCACTCTCGACCGCTTTCGTGTAGTCTTCTTCGGACCTTCGTCGCCAATCCAAAATCTTTTTGTAATTCGCAATCTCTTCGTCAGTAAGTTCTTTACTAACAGTGCTTAGCTTCTCGGCGGCCTCACGCGAAGCATCTACAGCATCGGCTGTGGTGTAGATTTTGGTGTTTACGTTCGAAACAGCGTCAGAAAGATTATCTATTGCACCCATGGCAGAAGCGCTTGCGTCGATGATGTTAGCCATCTCGCTGTCGATCACGAGCGCTGTAGTCTCAAAATCATTGGCCAAAGGGGCGATAGATATGCCAGTGATAAACTCAAAAGCCTTCAGAGCGGCGTTATTCACCTTGATAAAACCAGAAATTATCTGGTTGCCCGCCATTAAAATGCTTTTGTAGGTAAGAAGTACTGTTGTGCCAAAACCTATAACAGCTTTGGATATAAATCCCATAACAGGAATCACGACTTTAGCCACTTGTTTGGAGTTTCTCATGAAATCTTTATAGACCGGCGTAAAGGATTTTCTGAGAGAAACAATAGAGTTGGCCGTAGATTCCATAGCCTTGGTAAACATCGGCTGGAAGTGCCCACCGATATCTCGAATGAGACCGTCGAAAGCGAGATCCATGCGAGTCAAAGCATCGATAAATTTCTCCGATCCCTTAGCGGCTTTTTCGGTCATAATACCGCCAAGTCTCGCAGCATCATCACCGACTTCCTTCAGGCCTTTTGAGCCGAGCGAGAGAAACTGGGCCATATCGGCACCGCTACGCCCGAACAAATCCATCATCAAAGCCGTTTTCTCGATGGTGGACGGCATACCAGAGAAAGCGTCGGAGACTTCGAGGATAAGCTCTTCGGTTCCCTTGAAAGAGCCGTCGTTATTTCGAACGGATATACCTAAACGGACAAACGCCTCTTCGGCAATCTTCACACCGTTGACGGCATCGCGAGCCGTTCGAGCAAAACGAGTCAAGGCGCCTCGGTTTGCCTGCATGCTCGTCCCGCTAAGCTGCATAGCATGGTCAAATTTCTGAAAAGCATCGGTGCTTAGATTAAGTCGCTGAGCGTTCTTAATCATCATATCGCCGAACTCAGAGACTCTTTTTGTGAGAACAAATGTCGCGGCCCCAACCGCTGCCGCTGCCGCTGCCAGAACCGCAAAAGGCTTGGCGGCCTTCTTAAAAGACTTCGCGATGTTGTCACCGCTTTTGCGGAGTTTCTTGGCTTGCTTGTCGGCTTTCTTCAAAGCCGAAGACATTTTGTCTTTTAAGATGATCGAGATGCCGACTTTGCGTTCCGACGCTGCCATTTTTCTCTCTCCCTTTCGGCCTTGTTATGCTTCTCCAGCTCAATCTTGCCTTTTAATTCTAGGCACACGTTGAAAGCCTCTAAGACATAAGCTGGTTGCTCCATCAAATCCGACCCGCCCCACGGCAAAGCCCCGAACTCTTTGAACTCGCCCCACCACTGCAAGATCTCCCAGACTTGATCAGTGATTTGGCTGAACGGGCACCGTCTTAGTGACGGCATCCACTCCCAGGCGATGTTCTCATTATCCTCCGTGTCGCAATTTCGTATCTTCCTATACTTGTCGCCGTCTTCGTATTCGTCGCCCTTACATCGTGAGCATCCCCACTCTTTTGTCTTCTGGTCGTTGCTGAAGACAAGACGTAGAGCGATCTCTATTTTTTTCTCAGTCCGCCCTTCAGCACACTGATCTCAGTCAACGCCGAAAACACTTCATCGATAAAGGCGACCTCGGCTTGGTCAAAAAGAGCCTCGCCAGTGGTAACAGGCCGCCCCCGAATGTCTTCGTAGTTTGTAACAGAAACCACTCGTTCGGCAATGATCCGCTCAACAACCTTGTCGAGGTTGTTTTTCTTGCTGTTCACTGCCCGAGTGTATGCCCGAAACTCTCCCCCCGTCATTGGAAGGATTGAGACAACCACCTGTTCCTCTTCGGGCAGGTCTCGGTTATCGCCATGTTCCGGTACATACAGCACCGCGTCTTCTTCATTCATCACAGACATATTTTTCCCCGTGTTGTGATTGGTTGTTACTGGTTCCAAGCCAGTGTAAATTCGTCGTCAGTACCGCTCGCTGACTCTGCTAAAGCTGTAAACGGAATATTCAAGATAGCTTCCTCTGCTTCAGGAACATCGATAGCTCCGAAGTCGAGTTCTGCGTTCAGAATTGTCAGCACCACTGTATAGCCAGAAGTAGTTCCGAAGGTGGCTACGATTTCAAAATCAGAGCCCCCGGCTGAAGGAAGGTCTGCCGTGAACGTAGGATCTGCGGTGGCTGTAAGCTGCACATACCGCTGGGCAAAGCGCCTAATGAGGTCTTTACGCGCACGAATAGTCACCGTACCGGTACAAGTTCGATAACCAGCGACGAAGTCCTCGGTGCCTTTTGTAAGCGCTTGATCGCTAAAAGGCTTAATGCCGTTGGTCATTGTGAACTCGATGCCCGTGATAGGCACCGACGTACCGCCTAAGCTAAGGCTTCCACCGATCCCGTTTACCGGCGGATGTAAAGATACTGTTTCAGTGTAAGTGGATGGCGTTACGGCGTTATCGTCGCTCCAGCTATGATTAGAGCTGAGCGTTAGAGCGTCGGCCCCTGTTTTTGCTTTAACGGTCCTTTCCGCACTATTAAGAGCAATGACTGAGCCCACCATAAAATTCACACCTTCGCCCGAATGAACTGACAGTGCTGCTGTACTAGATCCCGCCCCGTCAGCTTGGCCTGTACCCGTCAACGCGTAGTTCATCGCCCCGCCGCTAAACGAGATTTTAGGTTCTTCACCACCCGAGGCAGAAATAGACATTTCCTCAACCCACGCACCAAACAAGTCTTCTCGAAAGACTTCGTTTGCCGTGCGAGCAATTCGACAAGTCGGGAGTGCGTTGGTGTTGGTCAGCTTATACGTTTTGGCTGTACTCCCGCCGAACGAGCCGCCCATAGCCGCTTCAATAAGAGGGTCGATGTCGGGGGCTGTTGTGCTCCCGGCAGGCAAAAGATAGCTTTCGCAACTCCAAGAAATTTCCTGTTTGCCCGTAATACGCTCTTGAACGGCGCGAGTAGTTCTAGCGTCCATTCTGGGATTTCGAGCCACCGTGAATTCCATCGAAGTAGTCAAGACTTTAGCGGCATCAGTACCAGCCAGGGCTTCCTGAAGAGTCTCCCCGTAAGCCCCCCCAACAGCGGTCTCTTTCTTCGAGAAAAATCGTAAGTTTCTTCCTAACGCGTGATCTGTAGTAGCTCCCATGACTAGCTCTCCTCTTTAGCCGGAGATTCCGACTTCTTCTTCGATTTAGATTTAGGCTTCGACTCCTCAACAGGAACAAAATTCCCGCTAGATAAAGCCTCTTCAGCTTGTTTTTGTGGAAGATCGATCACATCGCCTAATCTGACAGGACGATCCCCAAACCGGATCGGGCTGGCACCCGTAAATTTAACCTTCATCCCAACCTCCTACGATTGTCCGCTCGTTCTCATGTAGGCGACCTCAACACTCA